GGTCACGGTATGGCGGCAGTTGATCTTGTTTATGTTGATGAGTTGTGGGCTGTGTCAAGTGATGCGGTTTCACTTGGTTTGATGCCAACACAACGCACAGCAAAATCGCCAATGATGTTCATGACATCAACCGCTGGTGATGAATCCAGTGTTGAATTTCTTAAATGGCGTGAACAAGGTTTGCGAATTATTGACAGCAAAAAACAAGGCAAACTTTATTTTGCGGAATACTCGCCAAAAAATACTGTTGACCCGATGAGTCCTGAAGCGTGGCACGCGGCTAATCCTGCAATTGATGGTGGCACTATTTCGTTGGATGTTCTTGAAGCAGAATCCGAACAACCGAACCGCGCGGCGTTCATTCGAAGTTCGGTCAATCTTTGGTTGGCTAGTTCGCAGGGCTGGATTTCCCCAGGCGTGTGGGATGCGCTGGTCACTACTAATCCGATGCCGAACGGTGGTGTGTTGGCTGTGGAAGTCAGCCAGGATGAATCGCGTTATATCGGTTTGCGTGGTGCGATGAATCCGCAAGGTAAATGCCAGGTGACTGTGGCGTTTGTCAAGGACACTTTGCAGGATTGCATCACAGCAATTGAAAACGAGGTACGCGATCAGACCACACGGCTACTTGTGACACCAACACTTGAACTTTCAATGCCCGCCAAACTAATTAGTCGAATGCAGATTGTTGGCAATCGTGAACTGATCAGGTGGACAGGTCTTGCGCGTAACGCAATCATTGAAGGCAAGGTTGCACATGACGGTTCAACCCTGCTGGCACAACATGTTCAACGAGCAGTCGCGGTCAAGGTGCAGGGCGCGGTCACGCTTTCATCAATTCGTTCGCCAGGCCCAATCGAGTTAGCGCGGGCATTGTGCTGGGTTGTCGCAATGGCTTCAAAACCTGTCACAACAAGAAAACCAATGGTGTACACAGTTAATCGCTAATCTGTTATCGGGTGGCTGGCTGTTACCTGCTTTCTCGGTCTGTTGCGGCCAGCACCTATACACCTTGCGCGGTAGTCGCAGTGGCATACTTTGAACATGGGTATATTTGCGACACCAAAAAATAAAGCGTTAGCGGCAGCGGGTGGCGGTAGTGCATCATCCGCAATGATTGGCGAATACTTCACATATACGCAGGGCGAATTATTTAATCGCGCCATGTCAGTGCCCGCATACTCTCGCGCTGTCGGATTGATTAGTTCAGTTATAGGCTCAATGAAATTTGAGATGTATAACGAAATCTGGAATGAACAAACACGCGAAATGGAATGCCGATACATCGCGCCACGCAGTTGGTTACGCAGAATAAACCCTGCCACCACCAATAACTTCATGCTGTCATGGACGGTCGCGGATCTCGTGACTTTCGGAATGGCGTGTTGGTTGATTAGTGCGCGCACAAAAGATGGCTATCCAGCTTCATTCGCTCGACTACCAGCCGCCATGATTACCAGCACAGATCAGACACAGAATATTTGGTTTAGTAAAGCATCAAATCTTTATTTCAATGGCGCACAAATCCCGGTGGAAGATGTCGTGCAATTCTTGTCAGGTAGCGAAGGCGTTGTGTACGCATCGCAACGAACAATTAACACAGCGATCAAACTTGACGAAGCAGTATTCAGAAACGCATCATCAGCAATACCGTCAGGCATTTTGCAAGTACAACCAAACTCGGAATCAATGTCAGCAACCGATCTGCAAGAACTCGCCGCGACATTCAATGAAGCACGAATGACACAAACCATTGCGGCGCTATCACCTGAAGTTCACTACCAAGAATTGATGACATCGCCCGACAAAATGATGTTGGTTCAAAGTAGCGAATTTATGCAAATGCAAGTCTCTCGAATCGTTGGCGTCCCTGCGTACTTACTGAATTTATCGGTCGGCTCATACGCTTATACCAACAGCGCGGAAGCGCGTCAAGATGTTTGGACATTTGCGGCCAAAAATGTGGCCGAGTGCATCAGCCAGACATTAAGCATGAATCAAGTTTTGCCCAACGGTACTTATGTCAAATTCGATATTTCAGATTTCGTTGACGGTGACATCATGCCTGAACGATCAGATATGCCACGAAACGCGCCAGCCGATAATGTAGGCTCAGACGCATGATCAGATTTAGTCCCTCTCATCTCATCACGGTTGATGCGGCAGCGGCAGGCGAAGCGCCGCGCCGATCAATCTCTGGAGTCGCGGTCGAATGGAATCAAATTGCTGTTGTTTCATCTGGCGAAAAAGTTATGTTTATGCCGGGTTCTTTACCTGTTGACGGTCGCAGACCGAAACTTTACATGCAACACGACCCAAACCAAATCATCGGCCAAGTTACTGAGCGTGTGGACACGGGCGAAGCGTTAATGTTCAGTGCGTCAATATCGGCAACCGATCTCGGAAATACCGCATTGACTTTGATGAGCGATGGCACTTTGTCGGAAGTCTCAGTTGGTGTGAATGTGGAAAAATTCAGTTTTGACAAACAAGGCGTGATGGTTATCGAGTCAGCCAGTTTCAACGAATTATCGGTAGTCAGTCAACCAGCGTTTGCCAGTTCAGTAATTACCGATGTGGCTGCGAGTATCCCACAAACAGAACCCGAAATAGAGTTAAATAATAAACAGGACGAAACAGAGGAAATTATCATGACAACAGAAACAACCCCAGTAGTTGAGGCAGCAGCAGCAGTTGAAAAATTGTGGGCGACACCAAAACGAGAATTCCGCATGCCATCAGCTGCCGAATACATCGTTGCAGCATGTCAAGGCGGCGAAACTTTCGCACGCATGACCGAAGGCATTCGAGCGTCAGCACCCGATGTCAACACGACCACACTTGATGGTTTGCTTCCAGTTCCAACAGTCGCACCGATTTACAACAACCTGATCGGCATGCGCCCGATCGTTGATGCAATTGGTGTTCGCGCAATGCCAACATCAGGCAAAGTATTCATTCGACCAAAAGTAACAACCAATGTTTCACAAGGCTCAGTCACACAATCCACAACAATCACTGCAGGCCAGTTCATTGTTGATGACATTCAAGTTACAAAAGGAATCTATGGTGGCTATGTAAGTTTGTCAGAGGCTTCAATCGACTGGACTTCACCAGAAGTTCTTGGCGCTTTGCTTGATGACATGGCGCGCGTATATGCCAATACAACAGACAATGTCGCCGCCGATGCGCTTGCAGCAGGTGTTTCACAAACTGCAACACTTACTGACGCAGATTCTCCAGGCGATTGGATTGCATTTGTTTATGAAGCAGCAGTGACAATTCTTGAAAACTCAAACGGAAACCTGCCAACTCATCTCATCATGACACCTTCGTATTTCGCGGCGCTTGGCAGATTGGTGGACGATTCGGGCAGACCGTTATTTCCAGCAGTTGGCCCGATGAACGCTTACGGTTCAGTTACACCAGGCAACATGGACGCGCTTGCTTTCGGTTTGCGAGTAGTTGTAGATCGTTTCTTGCCAGCAGGCAATTTGATTGTGGCTGACGCATCAGGCTTCGAGAACTGGGAAACACCTAAAGGTGCAATCAGTATTGAAAACCCATCACAACTTTCACGCACGATCGCATGGCGCGGATACTTTGCATCAGTAATGATTGATGATACTAAGTTCGTCAAGCGCGGCTAGTTAGGGCGGCTTCACCGCCATGACAATTTACACAGTTACTTCCAAACAATTATTAAATGACTACGCGGTTTTACAAACATTAGAAAACGCATCATTTGAAATTGGTCAAACAATTACCGTTGATGTTGGCGGAGATTTTGATGGCGAAGTAGTTGTGTACGCAGTGCCACAGTATTACTACATTGGCACAGACGGTAACGGATTCCCAGCGTTCAATCCAAACATCCCAATCAATAACCAGGTGATGTATGTAGCGGTTGGTGACGCAGTTCAACGCACACCAGCGACAGGCACAATTGAATTTGACCCTGTATGCGAATGGATTGACGATGGCGACATTGCCGATTGGTTAGGCATCGAGGTTGCTACCGCAGGCGATGAAGCATTCTTAGTTATCTGTGCAGCGGCCGCTAACGCGTTCTGCAGTCTCAGACGATTTGAAAACGGATATTTCGACCAATTATCAGTCGCCCCATCATCGGCCGTAAAACTCGGCACAACAATGTATGGCGGCGCTTTGTATCGCCAGCGCGGTTCAGCAGGTCAAGACTTCGCATCATTTGATGGCATGGGTCAAGGCACAACAAACGGGCTATCACCGATCGTTAAGCAACTGTTGGGAATTAATCGCGCTGTGGTTGCCTGATGCCAGCGAACTACACAGATTTATTTAACACAGCACTAGATGACCTAGCGGCGTTCTTAACAGAAGTAACAGGCTTACAGGTGGTAACTTCGCCACAAAACATTGTGCCACCATGCGCCATGATTTCGGCATGCTCATTCGAGGCATGGAACAGCCAGGTCGTTGACATGTCATTCCCTGTCAGCCTCATCACGATCGGGCCAGCAAACCTTGACGCAATGCGATCACTACTCAACTTATGTGCTTTGGTGCTTGGCAAAAATGTCGCAGTC